GAAAATAATTTTTGTCAATTTTTTTAACTTCGTTAAAACAATTAATAAATTAAAAAATAAATTTTTTAATTTGTCCATTTTTTTGAATTAGTTTTATTTTAATCGTTTAAGATAATCATTTATTAATGGTAATTCTGGATTTTCCCATGGTGATTTAGTTAATGAATTATTATAAATGTAATTAAGTATTCTATCATAATTGTCGCCTTTAATTTCTAAAATATTAATTTCATTGATAAATTGATTATTTTTAATTTTTGTAATTGGTTTAACTATAATGTTCTTAAAATAAGTTTTATTAAAAATTTGTGGAATACAAGATGTAAAATATTCAATTGGTACATTATTTATATTATTTAATTTGACTGTATTAATATCATATGGAACAAAAGAATAATAAAAAATTATACTTGAATTACTAATTTTAGAATTAGGATCTGATATAATTATACCTTTAATAGATTGCTGTCTTAAATGATAATCTGTGTTATTATTACTTGTTTTAATTGCATAATTCAAAGGTCTTCCTAAAATAAAACTTTTTAATATTTTTTCTTTTATATTATCTGTTTTTAAAATTTTAATAAATGTATTTTTAATTTTATCAATCCATTTTAATGGTGATATTTCTCCTAAATTGTTATCTAAATTTTTTTCAATAGTAAGAACATTTAAAAGAATATTACCATATGTTTCTAAAAATATAAGAATACCATTAAAATTTAAATAGTTCTCTTCGCACCAACTTTTTATTTTGGATTCATATTGTAAAATATTTTTTTTAAGTTCATTTTGTATAATTATAAATTTTAATTTATCCTTTCCTTTCTTTGTTTCTAAATTACCCATTTTAAATAATTTTAATATTTCTTCCCAAAGTTTTAAATTATTTTCAAATATTTCAATTGGTTCATTACTTTTTTTAATTAATTCTTTAAAATTTTTTATATTTATTGAAACTATATCATTAAATTTATTTAATTCTTTTGGGTCTCTCATAATTTTAAAAATTAATAAGTTTTCAAATTCTATAGATAATTTATTAAAAATATTATATAACATAATTAGTTGACAATCATTATCCCATTTTGAATAAAAATTATTTGATTTTTTATCGCTAAAAATACTCATTCTATCAAATGATTTAATACAAATTATTATTGCTAAAACTTCATTAAAACAATTTAAACCAGCAGATGCAAATAAAGTTAAACAATCGTTTATATCTAAAGTTGAATCGCTTAGTGCTCTTTGTAATTCTGTAACATATTTATATAATATTGTTTTAATATATCTATCATTTTCTGGTTTATCTTCGTTAATATTTTTATTAATAAATACTAATTTATGCTCTAATGCATTCATATCTTTTCTAAAAAAATAACTTGGAATGCTTGTTATTTTGATTTTCCTAAAAGATATTATATTATTATGAATGTTTCTTTCAATTTCATTTTCTAAAGGGTGTATGATATAAAATATACATTCTTCATCAAATAAATTTTTAATAAATTGTCCTAAATGAGTTCTATTTAATGTTTTATTATCCATAATTTCATTAGGATAGTAATCAATATTCCAATATATATTTTTATTAATTATTTTATTATCTATTGAGTATTGTTTTACTAAAATAGAATAAATATTTTTAATAAAAAAAGAATTATAATTTTTCTTTGTATTTATATTAATATAAAAAGCATTATTATTATTGTTATATAGATTTGGATTAAATATTGGTAATATAACATTAGTATCGCCTACATCAGTTAAAATTTCATTTTCTTCTTCTGATAAATCTAAATATATTTTTGTTTGGTCTTCTTGTGTTATTTTATATTTGGGTGTAATTTTTTCACGACTACCTTTTGGAAAAAGAAAATAAGCAGTTCCATCTGACACTCTACCAATACGACCTTTTCTTTGTACACGCGAAGCTTCTGCTATTTTTTCAACTTGTAAAACTGTAAGACCTGAATTTCTATCATATATATTTACTTTAGCAAAACCATTATCAACTACAAACTTGAGAGTATTAATTGTTATAGATGCTTCAGCAACATTAGTAGCTATAATTATAGCTCTTTTATATATACCTTCTGGAACAGAATTATCTTCTATAAAATCTTCACCCCATTCTTGAGCAATTCTATCTCTTTTATTTTTAATAAAAGAAATTTTTTTGTCTATTTTTTCTATTATTTCTTTATAATTAGGATGTAAATTTGAATAATATGGAAGAGCAACATTACCTGCAGGTAATCTAGTATTTAGTTCTTTAACTGCATTATTAATTTCTGCACTACCAGTAGAGAAAAATAGAATTTCACCCGTAGGAAATTTTGTACATATTTCTAATATTTTATCATAACTTCTTTGTTGAACAATATCTGATGCTTCTTTATCTGTATAATTAGTTAATGCTAATTCTTCTGAATAATATTCAGCTACTTTATATTGTGTAGTTTCTCCTGGTGGTGAAATATGATATCTTCTATCCATAAAAATTGATTCAGGTATAATATCTTTTATTTGTAAAATAGGATGTTGATATAATGGAGCCTTAATTGGATATACTAAATTATCATTAATACATCTAAAATATGATCTATAAATTGGTTCATCGTCATCCATTGTAGCAGAAACAATTATTAATCTTAATCCATTATTATATAAACAAGATTGTCTCATTAATGTTAATATCATATCCATATTTGCATTATGTTCATGTGATTCATCAACAATTACAATATCATAATAATTTTTAAAACCATATACAAAATCTTTATTATTAACAGTTTTAACTTGTTCTTTCATCATTGGATTTTTCTTTAATTCTTCGTACAACGTACCATCTGTTACAATTTTGAGTGTTAAATGTGGACAATTATTTTTAAGATGGTCATTAAATTGATGCTTCATTTGTACATAATAATTATTTGTTTTATTTTTAGTATTATTTTTTTTGGAAATTTGATTAATAGGAACACCTAATTCTTCAGCAATTCTTGTAGAATTTCCTTCTGTTGGTGGAATACGAGGTTGTGTACAAACAACTTTTCCACGACTATTAAAATCATAAGCTTTCAAAGCATATAATAATAATTTTGGTACTTGAGTTGATTTACCTTGTCCAGTAGCACCAGTTATGTACAATACACGATGGAAAATATAATGATGAAAGAACCCTAATTGTGCTAACCAATCCATTGCATAAAAAGAATACCATACTTGATCTTTCTCCATTATTTTAAAATAATGCATATCTTCTTTCTTTTTTCTTTTAACATCATCAAATCTCATATCTGTTAATTTATCAAATGGTTCATTTGTTAAATAATAATATGATTTTTTATAATCAGGATTTCTTTTAAATTCTTCACCTAAACGAGTTTTCATTGTGTCAGATATAGATTGAGAGGTTGGAAAAGTTTTTTTATCAGTAAGATTTAAATTTACTTTGAATTGATTTAATACACCATCTTTATTTAATATATCAAATATTAAATCCAAATAAATATTTTGCCAATCATTAAACATTTCTTTAATTTTTGTATTATAACTACCTTTACCATATTCTCTTTCAATATTATTTGTTAAATTTAACCAACTATCAAAAATTGGTAAAAATATTCTATCGAAAAACATTCTTTGATTTTCCAATGAAAATGAAATATAATGAGTATCCATAGAAACCCATTCAACTTTACCATTACGTGTTTGTGTAATATGAGTGATTGATTTTGCAAAATTATAAATATTTTTGAAACTTAAAGATGTATTATTTTTGCTAATTGGATTAGGTAAGAAATATATATTATTTTTAAATTGTTTATCTTTAATGAAATATTCTTTTAAATAAGTACTTTCTAATTTTTTAATAGTTTCATAAAAGAAATCCCAAATATGTTTTGGTTCAATAGTTTTTATGAAATTAATAACATCTTCTTCTGAAACATCTAATAATATATTTTTAACTTCTTTTATATGATCGCCGTCTTCATCATCATCATCAAAATTATTTTTAGATATAGGTGAAAATTTAAATTTGTTATAATATTGTTCTATTTTGCTACCTGTTGTAGAAGTAGGTTTTAAATCTTTGTTTAATGAACCCATAACTAAACGTTTTGAATAATCATTACATAAAAAATATAATATTTCTTTCCAACTATGTAAATATTTATTAAAATTTTGATTATATAATGTTTTACTAAATGAAATTTTATCAGAATCATTTAAATCATCAAAACTTTCAAACTCAAGACATTTATTTAAATCAAATGTGTTTATTAAATAATTTAACAAATAAGTAGAATTATTATCTTCATTTTTAAAATTATATAATAAAAATTTTATTGGTTTAATATCATCATATAATTTTATTTTGATTACATTATAAATATTTCCAAACCATAAACCATAATATGAATCATTAAATTTATAAAATTGTTCATTAGTTGTTTTTATATCAATGATTAACTCTCTATATTTTTCTAAACCTTCTTTAGTTTTAATATATAATTTAGATTCCTGAAAATTATTATTTAACGGAATAATATTAATCCAATTAATATAATATTTTCCATTCATTACTTCTAATGTTTTAACTAAACCAAGATAATTATGATGAATTATTTTATAAATAATTTTCATTTGATTATCTGATTCAAATAGTGGGGTATTATCATTTAAATTTAATAATCCTAATGACATATTGCTAAATTTAAAAGATGATTTCAAAACAGTACTTCTTTCTATTTCATCTAATTCTTTAGGAATATAATTTTTAATTTCTGAAAACAAGAATTGATTTAAGTCAGTCATTTCATTTAATAACTTACCATTGTTTTTATCATCAATAAATGGTAACAAAATTAAAATAATACCCTTAATATCCCTAAAATTATTTTGTTTCCAATTATCAATATCTTTTTTTTCAAAATAAAAATAATTTGCTATTTTTTCAATTAAATTTTCAGCAAATAAATATAAAATTTCAGAATCTTTATAATTTAAATTTGGGAATAATGATTTTATATTATATTTGATAAATTCTTGTAAACTTTCATTTACAAAAGTATAATTATAACTTCTGAAGTAATTTAATATTTTATTAAATTCTTCAAAAGAAATATCCAACTTATTTTTATCTATACTCATTATTATTATTCACAAAATAAATTTATTTATTTTTCCAGTTAATTGGTTCAAAAACCCAGTCTAAATTATTAAAGACTAATGTCAATCCACCAATTGGATAATTATTAGTAACTTCTAATTTTTGAGAAAATTTATTTACTATTTTTAAAAAAATATTACAAACAACTTGATGTGTTACAATTAAAATAGTATCATCGGAATTTCCGTGATTACTAATAATATTTTTTAAAAATATTTTAGTTCTCTTTTGTACATCTAATTCATTTTCTGGAAATTTTAAATCTTCTGCTTCTATAGATGATCTATAATCTGCAGAAATTAGAAATGGTTCATTTAAATATTCTGGTAATCTGATTGCGTGAGAATTTTTAGGGATTAAATAATCAGATTTAATTTCACTTAATCCATAATCAATCTTAATAGTAAGCTCGTTATTTTTTGCAAATGGATATATAGTTTGTAATGTTCTAATGAATGGGGAAGAATAAATAGATTTTATATTTAATTTTTTTAAAGTATCTATTAATTTGTTTGCATTTTCTAAACCATTTTTTGTTAGCGGAGAAAAAAAAGTAGCATCTTGTGTTCTATCTTCATGTCTTAATATATATATTTTCATCTTATAAAAATATAGAAAAAATAATTAAAAAAAATTGTTTGATTTTCGTTTTAAAGATTATTATTAATAATTAATTATATTAAATGGTTAAAGATACAACTTTATACGACAGATTAGAGGCCTCACCAAGTGATTCAGTTGATACTATTAAAAAGAAGGGTAAAAAATTAATGATTAAATGGCATCCCGATAAGCACCCAAATAATGTTGAAGAATCAACTAAAAAATTTCAAGAGATACAAGAAGCTTTATCAGTTTTAGAAAATCCAGAGAAAAGAGAAATTTATGATAAATTTGGTATGGATGGGCTCAAGGGAGATATGGGTGGTCAAGAAGGAGGATTTAATCCTTTTGGTCCTGGTTTTCCATTTGGTGCTGGATTTCCTTTTGGAGGCGGTGATCCTTTTGGTGGAGGTAGTCCTTTTGGTGGAGGTGGTCCATTTGGTGGAGGTGGTTTTCATGTAAATATGAACAGAGGTGAAGATAGAGAAAATATTGTTGAAAAGTTAGATGTAACTTTAGAACAAATTTATAAAGAAGAATCTGTAAATTTAAAATATAATCAAAAGATAGTCTGTGCACCTTGCAAAGGATCTGGTTCTTCTGATGGTAAAAAAATAAGTTGTACAGATTGTGGTGGAAAAGGAATGAAAGTAAAAATAGTAAGAATGGGTCCTATTCAACAACAAGCAATAGCACCTTGTAATAGTTGTAATACTAAAGGTACATCAATTCCTGAAGGAAGTAAATGTATTTCATGTGCATCTAGTGGTTTTGTTTCTAAAGAAAAGGTGATAGCAATACCATTAAAGAATGGTTTTGGAAATGGTTTAAAAATGCAATTAGAAGGAAAAGGTAATCAAATAAATGGAAATAAAACTGATTTAATTGTAATTATTAATGAATTAGAACACCCTGTATTTAAGAGAAGAGGAAATGATTTAATTGTAGAAGTAGAATTAAAATTATTCCAAGCATTATTTGGATTTGATAAAGTAATAATACATTTAGATGGAAGAAAATTACATTTACATCATACTGGAAAAACAAATTATGGAACTATCAGAAAAATAAGTGGAGAAGGTATGTTAGATTTAAGAACAAAAAGAAACGGTGATTTAATAATTAAATTTAACATTGAATTACCAACAATTACCAATGAAACATTAACAAAAGCATTAATTTTAATTGATAAGAATGAATCATTAAATGAAAAGAAAATACAAACAGAAACTGATTTAGTTAAAACAATTATGTTAGATACAGTAGATAATTTCAACGATAATAATCATCATAATAATAATGATAATGAAGGTCCAGAAGGTAATCAAGGCCCAGAATGCGTACAACAATAAAAAATGATTAATTTATATTAATAATTGTCTTAAAGATTTATGATTATTAATAATAATGTCTGTAGAAGTACCACCTAAATCGGTAATAATTGAAGGAGATAAAACATTTTTTGCATCTAAAGCTGCAATAGATAGATTTAAGAAAGATTTAAAAAATGATGATAAAGTTAAATTAGAAAAGAATGATTATTTTAAGGAGGGTTGGGGATATAAAATATTATCTAAAATAGATAATGAAATTAAAGTACAAATTTTAAATAATTCTGATGTTGTAATTGAAGGAGTAGTACAACCTAGAGTTATTAATTGTGATGAAGCAGTTGAAAGAAGAAAATTATTGAAACAAAAGTTAAAGGATATGTTAGGTGGTCGCGAAAGACAAATAAGTGTAAAATCTAAAATGAAGGATGTACCTGATGAGTTAGTGGATGCATATTTACAATTAAAAAAAGTTAAATTACCAGTAAGTTTACCTGATCCATCACAGGTATTAGCAAATAAAGAAGAATATAAAAATATGGTTTTTACAATGATTCAATCATTTGGTGATTTTAAAGGGAGTAATAATCCTATAATTAATTATTATAAATTATTGGCTAAACATATGGGTCTTCCAACAATGCCAATTGGAACAAGACCGAAAGGAAATCAAAAAGTAGAAACTGAAAATAAAGTAGATATTGCTGCACAATCAGCACCTGATACTGCAAATGATTTTTTAGAAAAATTAAGAAAACAGAAAAATTCTAAAGAATTAGTTGAAGTTGAAGATGAAATGAAAAAAATATACGAATCAATAGGACTAGATTCTAATGCAGCTGTAGTAGATGAAGATGATGAAGAAATGTCTAATATTTACAAAACATTAGGAATATCTAAGGATTAATGATTTTATTTTAATTAAAAATTTTTTTTTAATTAAATTAATAATATAATAGAGTTTAATAATTTTAAATTTCGAACCATAACGAAGTTCTTTCTAATTGTGCATTTTTTTTATCCCAATGTCTTGCTTTTCTTTCTTTAATAAGTTGTCTTCTTTCTAATACTTCATCAAAACTTAAAAATCTTCTACGTCTTCTTTCCATACTTCTTTTAACACGTGAAAAAGGTTCATTAACATTTTGAGTTATTTGAGGGTCATCTACTAAAGAAAAGTTTAATTGCCTGTTATTATTATTTATCCAGTCAGTCGGTCTGAAGGCAAGACCAGGAGGAACCTCCCATTGATATCCATTTACTAATTTTAATTTAATTCGTTCTTTAATTTCATCGGAGTTGTAAACAAATCCTTTCCTACAATAAGGACAAGTCGGAGAATTTAAACGAACAACACATTTAGAACATAGTTCATGGCCACAAGGGAGCTTTTTGTCAGATACTGTAGTAAAACAAATCTTACAATCCTCCATTACAATAGATTAGAAAATAATACTAGACATAAAAAATAAAATCTTGGAAGTATTAATTAAATTTAAAAATATTATTTTCTCACCTTATATACCTCAAAATATATTTTATAGCTACATTTATCGCCCCTAAAAAAGGCTTAAAAATAAAAAAAATCATAATATTTTTTAAATGAACTGCCTATTTACATAATGTTATAATGAATTTACTATTTCAAAAATAATATTTAAAAAAAAACCAGTTGCAAAAAATGCAATATTTAATCCAAAAGGTTCAACCTTATGTTTATTATTTTTATTTATTGTAAGATTAAATATAATTGTACCAATTATAAAAGTTAGTATTCCAAAAATTATAGCTTCTATAAATATTATATATTTCATTTATTTATTTGAGGTTTTTTTTATTTATTAAACTAATCCAAATAATAAAAATTGTATTTTATTACATTTAAAAAGATATTCTAAATATTAATAATGCCATCAAAAAGATCATTAAATAAAAAATCTAAGAAAAAGGATGAAGAAGACGATATTCCTGATATTGAAGTTGAAGTAGAAGACGACGAAGTAATAGATGAAGTCGATGAACCCACAGATGAAGGTGATGGACAAGATGAAGACGAAGATGAAGAAAATTTAGATGACGACGAAGATATTAAATTTATAGAAGAAGAAGGCAAGGATTGTGTTATTGAAAAAGCAATAGAAGATGATAACGAATATTTTGATAACGAAGATGACATTGAAGTACAACCAGATAGTACTGTTGAATATGTTAAATCAACAGAAAGAATTTCTGCTTCTAAATTAACAAAATATGAAATGGTTAGAATTTTAGGAGAAAGAACAAAACAATTAACAATGGGTGCAAAACCATTAATTAAAAATTACGAAGGTTTACCTTATGATAGAATTGCTGAAGAAGAATTAAAATTAAATATGACACCATTTAAAATAAGAAGACCATTACCCAATGGTAAATTTGAATTATGGGAGTTATCGGAACTGAATAAACAGCACCTAATAAGTTTGTTGGACTAGCGTCCAAGCAAACTTATTTCATCTTTCAGATGAAAATAAACTTCGTTTATTCCCTATTGGATTTACTTCGTAAATTTCGCTACGCTCAGTTTTACTTTTCTACCATTTTTTTACCCATTTTTTTTACCCATTTTTTTACCCATTTTTTTTACCCATTTTTTTTACCCATTTTTTTACCCATTTTTTAAATATTATGTATCTCTTTCAATTAATATGTATTTAATTTAAAGATATAATTATTAATTATAATAATGGATAGGGATACGATTATTAGACAAAATATTAGTGCATTTTATAAAAATAAATTTGCAAAACTAAAAATGGAAGAAAATTATAGAAAGCGGGCTCAAAAAGAGATTATTGAAAATAATTATAAAGAAAAGTATGTAAAAGAAAAAATTAAACAAAATTACGAAGAGTTGATTAAAGAAGATATTGGTTATAGATTAATTAATAATTTAGCAAAAAGAGCAAGTAAAACATTGAAAGCTAGATTTATATTTAGAGAATTTACACATTCAGAACTAATTGGATGTGATAAAGATGAATTGAAATTATATTTATCTTCAAAATTTACAGATAATATGAGTTTTGATAATTACGGATTATGGGAATTAGACCATATTAAACCAATCGCATCATTTAATTTAGACAATATTGAAGAACAAAAAAAATGTTTTAATTATACTAACATTCAACCACTTTGGAAAGAAGATAATATGAAAAAATCAGATAAAATAAATTGGGTAAAAACAGATTTTTAATATATTTATAAAAAATATAATAAAAATATAATAAAAATATAATAAAAATATAATAAAAATATAATAAAAATATAATAAAAATATAATAAAAATATTAAAAAAAGCGGAGCTGAGCGAAGCGAAATTTACGAAGTAAATCCAACAAGGAATAAACGAAGTTTATTTTCATCCCAAAGATGAAATAAAATCCGCTAGGATTTTATCTTACCAGGAGTAGTAACACACCGTACATATATAATTTACCCTAAAACTATTCTTTTCTTTGAAGAAAACAGATTCTTTTTTTGATTTATCTTTATGAGTTATGCAATTGGGATTCTTACAATTATAATCGTGTGTTCTGGGTAAAATTGGGTCTTTGCAAATAAATTCGTTTTCCTCTAAAGTTCTCATTTTATTTTTCTCTTCTATATTTATATTATATAATAATATTGTTTCTTTTATAGGTTGAATATTATTACAATTATTACATTTAAATTCAGCACCAGATGATATTAATTCTTCAAAAATTAGATTAAATTTTGCTTTTTGATTATCATCAAATTTTTGATATTTTTTATTCTTATTAGTGTCTTCTCTACTAAATGATGCAACATATTTAGACATATCTTCATTTGATTCAAATAATTTTAAAGCTTCAGCTAATTTTTCTATGTTTATTCTTACATCTTTTTGAGATGTTTGTGATGATTTAACAATATCAAAAGAATATGAACAGCTTGGACAAAAGTACATTTATTATATATACATATATTATTTATATGTTTATAAAACAATTTTTTTATTTTTATTTTTCATAAAAATAAAAATAATTAAATTGCTGATATTATCAAAATAGATGCCAATTTTTTTATTTTTATTTTATGAAAGTATAGTTTTCATTTTTTCTAATAAATCACTAAAATCTAATATTGTTTTTTTCATAAAATATATACGTTTACCTACTTCTTTTTTTTCATAAATACTTTCATAAGATAATAAATCTTCTAATAACTTTTTCTTATTTTTTTCTATTTCTATTTGTATTTCATTTTTAAATAAATTGGAAAATTCTAGGAATTTATTATTTAATACATCATTAATTGCAATTTTATATGTGTGATATATTAAATATTGATTATATTCAATTGATGATTCGTCATCTGCTTTTGTTTCGTCAAACCCGGGCTCATTACGAATTGGAAATTCACCTAATAAAGATCTTATTGATTGTAAAACTAAACGAATATTCATAACAGGTGTCCAAGATGGACCTTCCCATGTTCCTAAAATAGATAAACATACTTTGCCGTCAGCATAAAGATTTGGATTAAATCTAGTTATATTATCTATAGTTAAAAATTTTACTTTTGGTGATGATTTAGGATAATCACTTGGATATTTTATTTCGAAAAAGAAAAATCCCCCAAAGTATGGTGTATTTTCAGGTCCTAAAATTAAAGAGTATTGTTTAGTTATATCTTTTTTATTTACATATAAATATATTCCATCTGGTCTATTTTCGTTAAAATCAACAATGTCATTCATTATTCTCAAAATTGATGATTTATTAAAATTCATTATTATATAAGACGTACTCCTTTTATATATATTTACTTTGCCTTTTATATAGATTTATTAAGGTTTATAATAAATTGTGTTCAATCATTTAAACACTGAATCAATACTATTTTTTATATATGATGTAATTTTTTATTTTTAAATAGGAAAAAAAGGTTTTTTGATGCATCACATCATAATTCTAGAAGGTACAAATCAGACTTAAAAAAATTGAAAAAATTATATAAAAAAATCTTTCTATAATATAATTAATCACATATGAACTTAAATTCAAATACAAAAACCAAATTAACAAATACAATAAATAAGATCTTGGATGAAGGTCGTATTCCACCAGGTCAACAGACACAAATAACCCACGTTTCAATGGGTGGTAATAAAGGCAAATTCTGCTTAAATAAAGTATTAAGAAAAAAATTAGTGAAATCATTAGCAGAGGCTACTGAATTAGGTATGGACTATCATATTGCAGAAATGCCAAAAGAATATGGTCCTATCATATTTGATATAGATTTGGATATGAAGAAATCTGATTATAAAAAAGATAGATTATACGATGATGATATGATTGTAGAAGTTGTTGAATATTATCGTACTGCAATAAATAAATATTTAAATGTATCGAAAGAACAATTAAAGGTATGCATTTTTGAGAAAGATGCTCCAACAATTAAAGAAACAGCTATCAGAGATGGATTTCATGGATTTTTTCATCAAATATGTACTTCTGATAAAATTAGACATTTGATCAGAAATGAAGTAGTCGCTTTGGCTGAAGAATCTGCTACATTTACTGAGGGTTTCTTAAAATCAGTACCAGAAATTTTTGATAAATCTATCGTAAGTACAAATGCTTGGTTGATGTATGGATGTAAGAAAAATGATGGAAAACCATATATTTTGACTAAAGTTTTGGATTTAGATTTTCAAGATTTTGGACCAGATTCATTAGGTGACCAGCTTCAGAAAACAAAAATATTCTCTGTTCAACAAAAAATGTGGAAAGTAGATAATGCTACACCATATTCAGAAAATTATAATGAAGAAAAAGTAATAAAAGAATATAATGATCTTGGAGTAAGAGGAACTAAAACTGTTACTAATAATAATGAGGTTATACCTGAAAATAAACAAGCTGAAATTCAAAAAGCAAAAGCATATATGAGTATGATAAAAGACTCTCGTGCAGATGCTTATGGTGATTGGATACGTATTGGTTGGGCTTTACATAATGTTGATAAATCTTTATTAGATGAATGGATTGAATTCTCACAAAAATCTGATAAATATAAAGAAGGAGAATGTGAAGAAAGATGGAATACAATGAAAGATGAAGGTTTAACATTGGGTAGCATAAGATATTGGGCAAAAGAAGATAATCCTGAAGAATATAGAGCATACAATGCTTTAGAATATCAAGCCTGTCTAGAAAGAAGTGTAGAAACAAATACGTGGTTTATTGCAAAAGCGTTACATAATAAATATTGTGATAGATTTGTTTGTGTATCTACAAAAAATAACTGTTGGTATGAATTTAAAAATCACAGATGGGCATTAAGTGAAAGCGGAACTGCTTTAAATATGTTAATTTGTGATGATTTTATTAATGATTTTATGCAAAAATCAAGTGAATGGAATAATAAAGCGATTGGTGCAAACGGTCACGAAAGAGAAGAGTTTCAATCAAAGGCTAGTAAGATGCAAAAGATTATTGATCGTTTATTAAATTTAACATTTAAGAAACAAATTATGGAAGAAGCCCGCTCATTATTCTTTGATAGTAAATTTATTCAAAAATTAGATGATACTAATAAACATTTACTTGGATTTGAAAATGGTGTTTATGATTTAGAAAGGGAAGAATTTCGTGCAGGAAGACCAGATGATTATATATCTTTATGTACTAAAGTTCAATATATACCTTGGATTACAACTAGAAAGGATATTAAGAAATACAAAGAAAAGTTTGACAAATATTTCAGTCAAATTTTAACTGATCCTGAAATCAGAAATTATTTCTTGTTATCATTAGCAAGTTGTTGTTCTGGTGAAAATAAAGATCAAAAATTTAGAATGATTACAGGCAGTGGTTCCGCTAAAAACGGTTCTAACGGTAAATCTTTAACTATGTCATTATTTTCAAAAGCTTTCGGTGATTATTATTCAGCTTGTCCTATTACTATTATTACTAGAAAGAGAAACGGTAGTAATCAAGCTTCACCTGAATTAGCAAGATTAAAAGGTGTAAGAGCTGGTATCTTCCAAGAAACCGATGCTAATGAAAATTTAAATGTTGGTATGTTAAAAGAATTAACTGGTAACGATAAACAGATGGTAAGACCTTTATATCAAGAACCATTTGATTTGCAATTTCAATGTAAATTCTTTTTACAATGTAACAAATTACCAGTTGTTGATGCTCAAGACGAAGGTACATGGAGAAGATTAAGAGTAATTGAATTTAGTTCTAGATTTGTTGAAAAACCAGATCCTACTAAAGCTTATGAATTTCCATTGGATAATACTCTCGAATATGCAATTAATGATTGGGCTCCATATTTTATGAGTTATTTGACTCATTTATATGTAACCGAATATAAAAATACAAAGATATTAAGTGAACCAAAAGCTGTTATGGCTTTCACTGATTCTTACAGAAATGAAAATGATAGTGCTCGTAGATTTTATGCAGAATGTATCGATAGAGACACAACAAGTAGATTAACTATCACCATTAATTCTCTATGGGAAAGATATAGAGATTGGGTAAAAGAACAAGCAGATGATTCATTGAAGTTACTAAGCAGAGCTGATTTCGATAAACAAATTATTGAAATTGTTGGAATGCCTGTTAAAAATGGTGGTTGGAAAGGATTAGTCTTTAAGATTGTAAACCCTCAAGCTGTTGAATCAGACGATGAAGGTAAGGGCAATTTAGACATATAAAAAGTTTATTTATTATATACTAATAGTTTATACCTATATACTATTAGTTTATTATTGTAAAAAAATTGAAATTTTAAATGTATATCTGTTATAATAATTTCTATGACCAACTCGCTAACCCATCAAACCCAGGATAACCTTTTTAGCACGCTTAACATTCAAGATGTAGATTTGAATAGACATTCAAATAGACTTATGAATTTGGATCATCTTTTTAAGACGCTTTTGAAGAATGATATAAAGACAGAATATATCAATTCTAATATTATTGACCGTCGTATCAATGAAACCAGGGATTATCTAGAACGACTTCATTTCATTGACGAAAATATTGTTCCACAATTTATTAACCTTATGTTGAACAGAGACTACACTATTACAACTGTAGTAAATATGATTGACTTGAATTCAGTTCCTCCTGCTTTTAGACATTATGAACTTTGCAGATATAAGTGTATTTCTGATTTTAGAAATTTAAATTATGTTTTAAATGAAGAATTTCTAGAACGTATTTGGTCGGAACTTTTTTTTTCTGCAAGAAATAAGAATGTACGATTCAACGCGAATTACAAACTACCGCGTAACGGAAATACTTTACTTATGATGGCCGCAAAATTTTGTAACTATAATTGTGTTTATGCACTTTGTGCTTATAATGCTTATATTAATATTAAGAATCATAATGGTAATGATGTTTTTAATTTTTTAAGAGATGCAGATGATCAGGTGTATCACGAAAATTATATTAAGATTCGTAAGATTTTGTACCATTGTTTAAATCGTGATGCAAATATCTGTAAGAAGTCTATAATTACACCAGACTGGACTTGTTATAGCACACGTATTACAAATAATAATGGTGAAATGTATTCGTGTGGCGATAGGAGTAGTGGTGGAGGCGGTAGTTCTGAAAATTGCCGCCAATCAGAGAATCGATATTCAGCTGGATACAAGGGTATGACATCAGATGGTTGTGGTGAGATTTATAGTGGGTTTAATTTTTAAAATAGGAATTTTATTCTATTGAAATTCCTTTAAAAAAATTATGACGCAAGCATTGTTCAGCATTCATTCTTTGATTTGGAGAAATACTTAACATTCCTTTTAGTAAATCTATGATATCATCTTGGTTTTCCAAAACACCATAATTTGTTAATTTATCTTTGAATTCTCTTTTTTCAATTTCGAAATTATTTAGTTTACCGTTAATATCAAAATATTGTTTCCAATGTTTTGTTTTCTTTAAAAATCCTATTGGAAAATCTCCCATATGTCTATTTATATGATATAAATGATATGCATCTCTAGTTCTAGTTGAATCTTTTTCTGGATCAAATAAAATTCTTCCTGTTAATAATTCATAAAATACACAACCAGATGACCAAATATCAACAGGATAACCACAATTTCCCATTAATATAATTTCTGGAGCACGATAATATCTTGTACCAAATTCTTCATCATAATGTTCATCTTCATTACAAAATGCACCAAAATCGGATAATGAAATATAACATTTATCAACATAATTCGGATTGACATTATATTTTTCTTCTTTATTTGGATATTGTAATTTTTCACAAAGAACTTTATGAACAACTTTTCTTATTTTTAATTTTTCTTCTTTTTTCATATCATCTATTGAATCAAGTGTTTTACCTTTTTCTAACCAAATAGCATTTTTTGCATCTGTGTAATTTTTAACAAAATCTAATTTTAAATATTGTTCCATCATTTTTTCATCAAAATTATTATATCCCCTTAATAAAATATTATCGGTTTTGATATCAGCGTGATATATCTTCATTTTTTGATGTAAATATTTGAGCGATGTTAATAATTGATACATTATTTTTTTTACCTGTTCTATTGTTAAACCATCTTGATATTTACCTTTTCTTAATAAACAATCTAAATTACCAGTATGTAGTTCGAAAACTCCACAAGAATATTTTTTTGTTTTACCGTCTTCTCCTTGAATCATTTCAATAAAACTTTCTTTTAAATGGTTAAAACATTTTAATTTTAATGGTAATTTTTTTATAAAATTAAATTCATCTACACCTTTTTTGAACTCTTTTGGTTCATTTACTTTGATTGCATAAAATTTTGAATCTTCTATATTAAATGCTAACCATACTATTGCGTCTGCTCCTTTTCCAATTTCATATAATATATTATATTTATTTAATATACTACCTTGTAAATCGAGATTATCAAATTGTTCTACATTTTCATCGGAGGAAGACGAACAATCTTGAGAATCATATTCGGAATCATCATGAGAACTTTTGGAACTAGAATTACTATTCGACATTAAAATATATGTATAAAAATCCTTTAATTATTTTCTCTCAATATTTTTATAATGACTAGTTTTACAGATAAAAGAATACTTAGACAAATTTCTAATGAACCTTTAAAAAAAGGACAATTTAAAATGCATCCAATCACATTAGAAATTATTAAAAATAGAGATTCACTAGGAAGAGATTTAGTATTAACACAATTTTCTATAGATGAAAAAAGCCCAATAAATTTTAAGTATACCAGTAATGAGTCAAATACAAAAAACTATAGAACCGATACTGAAAATCTATTAATTCCTAATTTATCATTACCGCTATCAGATATATTACTTATATATGGAATATCTAATTATGATGAATTAATTAAATGGCTTCAAGGAAAGCATACAGATGAAACTATTTATAGAGTTGTAAATACCTTTACAAGAATAGAATTTAAAGAATTAAAAAAAACAAATAATCGTTTAATAAAAATATTAAAAATGATATTTCAAATTGATACTGAAGAAGAAACTATTATTAATTTTCTAAATAAATGGTTTAAGAAAAAAGATGAAGATGATTTTAATTTTAATATTTGTCAAGATTTTAAAAAAAAATTTCTAGGTAAATATAATAATGAATAAAGATAAATATGGTGCTATGTTTAATAATAATGCAGATGGAAGTTTATCAATTTCAATAGATAGAATGAAAAGATATTATCCAGTTCCTGCTGTTCCACTTTTAACAACATATGAATATCAAGATGTTGGTAAAAATATGGAATTAAGAAAAGATGTTAGTAGATATTTTTTAGAAAAAGTATTAGGATGGATTAAAGAAGATAAAAGCTATAAAAAAGTAAAAAAATTCGAATCAGCTTTGAAATCAAGTAATGGTTTAGCCATTATTTATAATTTATTAAGATTATACGTTAGAAATGGTAAAGCTAATTGGTATGACTTAAGAGATACATATAATTATCCTATTGTTAAAGATTATTTGAAATATAAATTAGAAAATTATTAAATTATCGTTTACTTCGTATTAACATTAATGTAGAATTATTTATATTATTTTTAGGTGGTTGGGCAATTGATTGAATTACTGGTTTGTTTTGTACTGGTTGTTGTACTTGTTGTTGTACTGGTTGTTCTGGTTGTTGTACTGGTTTAATTATATTTCTTCTTTCATAAAATAATTTTTGTAGCCTATTTAATGGAGGTGTTTCAGATGTTTTTTTTAAAATTTTATATTTTGAAGATGATTTACGAATTAATTTAATTTTATCTTTATTTTCTTCACAGCTAGTATCATCATCAGATGTTGATTCATATTTTAATTTAATATCTTCCATATTATTATTATAAAGTCTTTCTTCTTAAAAGACTTTATATACTTCGTTATAAATACCTCTATACATCTTCTAAAATTGAATTAATTACTCAATGAATTTAAATAAAATAAAAATTTTTTTTTATTTTATATAAAACGGTATTAACCATCCTTTTTACCATATGGTACCAATCTTTCTTTAACATAAATAGAAAATGGTAATAATCCTGCACCTCTATTATATGCTTCTCTTGTGCAACCAACGCCGAAATCTTTAGAACCAGGGGGACAAGATTGTGAGCATAAACCAAGAGATTGATCTTGATAACCATCAGCACATTTATCATAACATAATCCTTTTGATTTTTCTAATTCATTGGGTTGACAGCTCATTGGTTCACCAGCACCTCTATTATATGCTTCTTTTTGACATCCACCAATACCAATATTAGTAAATCCTGGAGGACATTTAGTAGAACACATATCAATATTGTCATTTCTTCTTTCGAATTCAATACCATTTGCATTATTTGCTGCACAATTGTCATAGCATAAAGCTCCTCTTTGTTCAAGTCCTGGTGCACATTTTAATGGTTCTCCAGCTCCTCTACCATAACTGGGTTTTGCATTAGTTGCAGGAACATAACTTTGTCTGGCACGAGTTGCTGGTACATAAGATTCTTTTCCTCTAACAGTACCACCTGTTGCACAACCTAAACATTCACCATATGCTCCTTTATTACAACATCCATTCCAACCAATATTTTCTCTACAAGTTGCACCATCATCATTCCAACCACCAGGACATGAACCCCAGCATACACCAGCTACATCACGGAAACCAGCACGACAACCATCTCTTATTAAAGCACCAACATCTACTGAACCTGCTGGAGTATCTTCCCAACAGACACCTGCAACATCGTGATATCCTGCTCTACAACCATCTCTACATAGTGCTCCAACATCTACACTACCAGCAGGACATGTACCATAACATATTGCTACACCATCTGATTTATAACCATCTCTACATTTTGGATAGCATAAAGCTCCACCTTTATCTTGGTCTGGATTACAATGTGTTAATGGTTTACCAGGACCTGAATATATAGTTTTATGTTGTAAATGTGTCAATGTTGTTGTTCCTGGCCAATTTGGAGGAGGATTTTTATAACATTGTGTAGCACCATCAGATGAGAAACCATCTTTGCATTTAGGATAACATAATGCACCTCCTTTTTCTTTAGAATTAGGGTCACAGTAAGATAATGGTCTACCAGTATTTGTTACTATTTTTTTAGTAACTGAAGTTACTGTATGACCCATACCATTATTTTGAAATTCAGGATATTCTTTGTAACAAAAAGTTGCACCATCACTTTTAAAACCATCTTTACATTTATCGTAACATAAACCAGCTTCATTTTGTTTAGGTGCTATACAACCAGCAGTATTAATACAAGTTTTATTACCTAATGTTGCATACATTATACCAGGAATACTTAAAGGTGGTGGTAATGCAATAGAAGCATAAATTGCTGTTTTTAATTCACTTGGTAAATTGTTACCATCTTTTTCATCACTTTTACAAGGTTTGTATTGACTTGGGTCAAAAACTTGTACTAATCCTCTAACAATTGTTGTACCAAAAATCTTTTCTGCTATTGATTGACCCATTTCTAATTTACAATCTTTACCATTGGGTGTATCTACTGTACTAATACCGTGTACTTTACAATATTCATCTGTAATTTTACATAATTGTTTTTCATAATCATATTCCATTTTATTATCTTCACAAGATTGTCTTAAAGTTGGACTTACTAAAATACATTTACCTTCTCTATATTCTACATAATTTTGTTTAGTTTCTTTATTATTTTTAATGTCATTCCAATCATAAGAAGCATCACAAGAAGCTCTATCTTTATAAGTACAAGTACCATCTACCATAATACCATCTGCTAATACACACATTCTGGTTTGAAAATATAATTTTCCATCTGTTGTATCAAAAAATGCTGATGCATTTTTGACTTGTTCTGCTATAATTGCATATTGTTCAGCACTAGAATATTTAGTTAAATCAATTTTATCTAAAACTTGATGGACATAATTTATTATATATTCTTTCAAAATATATTTTCCTAATTCTCTTATTGTATTAGCTTTATCACTTTCAGTTACAGGATCTTCAGCACTACCTGGAGGCATTTTGCTTAATGGGCTCATTACTACTGGAGTTGGAATATTATTTTTTTTCATTTCATTATTCCAAGTTTCATTAGTTTTATCACGAATTTTAATATATTGGTCTAAAAATGTTACATTTTGATAACCTCCTGGATCTCCCATATTTAATATTGATTGGAAAGCATCAAATGCCATACCAGCCCAGGCTAATGGATTCATAGCACCTTGATTAGAATTTGAAGATTGATTTGCTACTTTGGCTCCTATTGCTCCACCATAATCTTTTTCAATTTGTTTAGAAGCATCAGTTAAATTCTTAATTAAATCTTTTTCTATACTATTGGAATTAACTTGTGCTGAACTAATTTGTTCTGACTCAGCTGTTGCTTTAGATTCATGTTTTTTACTTAAATTATTTGCTAATCTACTAATAGTATCTGATAAAGATTTAGGATTATATTTTTCATTACCGTTTAATATAATTTTAGCAACTCTAGTTTCAATTGTCATTTTATCTTTATCTGATATTGCTTTTAACATACTACTTGCATAAGCTAATGCTTCTTTAATTTTTTCAGGGTCATTTCTACTTGGGTCAATTATACAACATGTTGATTTATCGTCACTAGTTGGGTCTTTAAATTCCTTTGGTAAAAATCCTTTATTACAAGGTTCTATTCTATCTTTACCACAAATTTTAATATCTGTTTTTAATTTTTTTTGTATTTTTGCTTCTTCTTCAGCAACAACATATGCTTCAGCATCTGCTGCTTCTTGTAAAAGAGCTTTCTTCTTTTGAAATTCATCATAATCTTTCTTCTTTTGTTGTTCAGGTGTTAATCCAGGAGGTTTTGAATCTTTTGGTGCAGGATCTGTTGGTGGATTTTTTGGTGTTACGGGATTTGTTGGTGAAGCAGGACCTGTTGGGGTATTGGTTGGTGAAGCAGGACCTGTTGGGGTATTGGTTGGTGAAGCAGGACCTGTTGGGGTATTTGTTGGTGAAGATGTGCCTGATGTTGTATTTGTTGGTGTTACAACTTTTGCATCACTAGCCATAGGAACTACTGGTTTAGTACCACTTGATGTATCAGGTGATTTATTACCTGCTAAAGTCGAAGATTCTATAGGTTTATTTGTTTTTGTTTCACTCGAAGATGTTTCTGCAAGAGTTTTTGATTTAATAAATGTAAAATATGCACCAGCTAATATAACTATAACTACTACTACTACTATTATAATCATAAAACTACTACCACCTCCTTCATCATCTCCACCAAATTGGATTTCAGTATTTGCAAAAAAATTTAACGTATCTAAATCACTATCCATATTATTATTTAAATTTAGAAAATATCTATTAATATTATATATATAGTATTCAATGAAAATCAAAATTATAATATTATTGTTAATATTTATTTTCATATTTTTATATTATTTTAATAAAAATAATTATAATGAAAAAATTTTACCATTTGGTTACCAAATATCAAATGAAATAGTATGTTCTGATAAACAAAATTTTTATAAATTACTTGATAAATATGGTACTCAAAGAGATATTGATATTACTAATAGAATATTAAAGATTAATCATAATTATGCACCAACTTGGGGTATAAAAATCAAAAAAGAGGGTATAAAAATCAAAAAAGAGGGTATAAAAATCAAAAAGGAAAATAATATAGAATTTGAAATGTATTTTTATGTTTATAATCCAGAAAATAGAAATTATGAACCAAAATCTATTACTTTGGATAAATTAGAAAAAGAATTTGAAATAAAAAAAACTAATAATAATAAACCTATCACAATGTATTCAATCGATTATGATGAAGATATTATTACACCAAATTTTTATTATTTTACATCTACTGATGATAAAGTAGATATTGGATATTCTGAAAAAAATAATAATTTAAATAATCATTATTATAGATACTTTCCTCATACAATTGATGAAAAATATAAAAAATATATTGATACTAATATAATTAATAATAAAATTAAAAATATTAAAACAGTTTTTATTGCTGATAAATTAATAAGAAATTATATTGGAATATATTACGATGGTATTACATACGAACAATTAGAATATTTTGTAAATAAATATAATTTTAACAATGATATAATAAAAGACCTTAATAAAAATCAACATTATTCAGTTTCAGTAGATTATAATAAAGAAAATGATAATATTGAAAAAATTGGTATATATGGTTTATTATATTAAATTCTATTATAAATATATATATTTCGTTATAAATTAATATGATTTCTATTAATTTATTATTGATTGCATTAATTATAATTATTATTATCTTATATTATATATTTAAAATAAAAAATAATAATGATACTAATATTTCTGCATTATCATATTTAGCCATAAATGATATTGTTCCAAAAAAAGAATTGCTTTTAAAGTTCGTAGATAATTATAATGATAAAAAATATACAAATTATTTTAATAAAATTATAAATTTAAACTTGATAAGAAAACCTGTTTATGTTATAAAAAAAATAAATGATCTATATGAATATGAAGTTTATTTTTATAGATACGATCCTTTTAGAGATAGTAAATATAATTATAAACATTGTAAATATTTTGATATTTCATTAGATAATTATGATAATTTTATTAATAAATCTCAATTAGATAGTTTAAATATAAAAGCATATCAAAATAAACTATTTGAAGAAAATAATTTTATTATTGTATCTTGTGATATTAATGATAATTTCTTTAGTTCTGGTCCATCTTTTTATAGTTATTACTTTTATAACGAAAAAGATGAACATAAACATAGATATTTAATTAAAGAAGAATACAATAATGGAAATATTATTACAACTAATACTTATGGTTTATTTTATTCTATTTTTGAAAGAGAAGATAGAAATAAGTATTTAATTGATTTATTTGAAACAGAAGACTGTATTATTTTTTATGGATATAAAAGTAAAACAGATTTGCACGCTTTTTATTATGAAAATTTAAATTTCGATAAATTTATTGCTTTTTTGATTTATTTTAAATATGATATCGATATAATTAATTTTTGTAAAGAAAATTATAATAATAATTATAAATTTTGTGTTTCTTATGATATGGATAAAAATTATATTCCTCTAAAAAGTGCTATATTTTCTATTTTATAATCTAAATCATTATAATGGTAAATAGAAAAATTTTAATTATATTTATATTTATATTACTAGTTCTTATTTCATATTGTTCATTTATCTTTTTATATAAAAATATAAAACAAAATAATATAAATTCTGAAAAACCTACTGTAAATGAGTTATCTGTTTATAATAGTGATGGTAGTGTTACAAAATATCCTCATAGAGAAGAATGTTATTTTGAACAAAAAAAATATTATCCAGAATTAGATATTGTA